ATGGGGAGATGTGGGATCTAAATTAAGATTATCGTATCTCTCCATAACTTGAACATTGTTATCCGTATCTGTAAGGCTGCGAATAACAACGGAGAAAGTTCCATATTCGCTAACAGTAGTGGTGGACTGACGAATGTTCGAGATTGAAACTTTGCAGTTTTTCTGCAACCATTCTCCGTGTCCCCGACCCACTAAGCGGAAAAGCTTCTGTGCTCTAAAGGGTACATAAGAGGCACCCTGTCCCAAATCTTGGCCAACAAACCAGCCGGCAGCTGCTTCAATCGATGCTTGAGATTCCATATCCCATGGACCCACGCTGGCTCCATTAGAAATTGCCATCATAACGCCGATGCTAGCCGTGGTTAAACCGCGATCACGCAATTCTTGTTCATAAGTTTCACCGAGCCAATAGCTTTTGGCTGTTTCAGTAGTATCAGCATAAAAGGTCGAAGAACTAACCAATTGGGGATTAGTATTAAATACTTTACGAACAAAGGTGCCCTTTGAGTCGTCAAAACCAAATCGTATTTTTTCGCTGGCGCCGACGCCCCCGCTAATCACAAGCGTAAAAAGATTCTCACTATCCGTTCCAATGACGACATTGTTAGACCCGGTAGTTCCAGCAAATCCTACTCCAGTTCCTTCTACGGCGGCGGCTCGAATAGGAACCGAACCTCCATACACGGACCCACTTATGTAAATATCACCCTGACTGAGGTACCATACAGCTGCGAGACTACCAGTCCCCAAGTTTGCCGCAGGAGTTGAAGCGGATGTGAATAGCCAGAGGCCATATGCGCCCCCGTTACTAGCGACTGCTGCAGCGGGGCCTTTTAAAGTTTTCCAGCCGGCGCCTGCATCGCCGCCCGTCGAGCTTCCCTGGGAAGTTTGCTGCCCAAGTAATCTAATATAAGTAAGAGGGGCAACACCTGGCCTCAGGAACGCCTTTGCGGCGTAAGTTCCATACATGGGAGACTGAAGGTTTCCATATCGAGAGATGTCTCCTCCGCCAAAACCCGGAACGGTATCACCGAACATTTCAACAAAATCGGAATAAGATTCGACAGTTACGGGCTGCATAGCCAAGCCGCGGCGTGCTCGTCCTATAACAACGGGCCCGATGGCCTGTGGACTTTTTGGGATGAAGGAGTTATCAATTTCGTTGATAAACACTCCAGGAGATACAAATTTAAAACTTTTAACTGACATTGTTGCGTTCCTCTTGTTAAAATAGGCACAAATGCTGGTGCAATCATTAATTAAATAGTATTTTTAATCCCAAAAGGAGTTCCTGAACTAAAGAAAAAAATCGTCGTTACCTTCAGGAACTATCCCTTCATTAGGAAAGGTTACTTCTACCGCATTCTCGTGAATGATGACAATCGGGCGATCATCATTATCTCCTTCTCCTATCAAATAGCCCAAAACTTTAATTGTAACCTCTGAGGTATACATTCTCATGTCTTCTCCAAGATCGCTTACGTTATTCGAATGTGTAAAACCTTGATCAATGAAGGCTTCATATAGGTGGCCGTTTCGCGTCATTGTAAAAGCGTTAATTTGACCTGTGCGAGCGATAAAGGGTGCTAGCATTTCGTTCATTTGCTGTTGATATTCAGATTTGATTACAATTTTATAATCTATATTTACGTATATAGGAATGGGAATAGAGAGACTCTTAATAACCACCTTCTTATTGATTCTCGGGTAATGAAGTTGCTCGGTACCACCAGTTTTGTGATCCCGGGTGGCCGCCGCAACCGCAAAGTTCCGGGTCTTATCTTCGACTATTCTCTTTGCGATCACCACCCTCCCAGTTCGCCCATCTTTTTTATCGGAATACAAATTGGCTTGAAAACCCCCTTTGCGAGCCGGATCCTTAATTATTGCCGTCCTCTCAATACTAATCACTGGAAGTTTGATGGCGCCTCCCTCATCGCGTAATTCTTTTTTATGTTTAATTTGATATGATCGTTCAGGCACCTGCCACAGCACGGGTACGCGCACAAACCCCTCGTTGCTGTTAGCTCGCAAATCTAAATCCTCCTTTAACCAAGAGGTGATAGCATAATCTATATTTTCAATAGTAGAGGCCAGCATTCCCAATTCTTTAAGGGTGGCTGTGTTTTTGCCCACAGGGAGCATTGCAAAATCAAAATTCTTAGGTAGCATCGAATAACCCCTTTCTGGCGCGTTTACAAACAGCCGATATCTCAAACATGTGATTGACTTGCCCAAACAGTTGTTTGTTCTCGACCAGTTTTACAATTTCATAATAACTTTCTCCATACAACACAAAATCACCCTCCCGAATGTACATATTTTGATCGTCTTCCAAACGGCGCCGGTGAAAATGGACATTAATTTCCCAAACCTTATCTACTCCTACATTAGGCATATATGTTGTTTCAAACGTTGTAAATTCAACCAAAGCAAACACCCGAACCGGAGGCAAAAAGGTTTTTTTAATGGCCTCTCCATATAGTTCATGAAAATTGGTGCTTTCTAAATCAACTGGGTAATAAAGAAGCTGCTGACCAATTACTTTTTCAATTAACTCATCATTAACCTGTTTGACCAGATCTCTTTCTTTCTTTCCAATAAACAATGGAGGGGGTGGGGCTGTAGGTTTCTTCCATTCATCCGACATCATTTTTTACCCCACAAAGATTGGCAATGGTGAATTCTTCAACACTTCAACTGCAGCATTAGCCTTTTCAGCATCAAGTTTAACGAGTTCCGTATACTCCATCTCTTTTAATAGTTCTCTCAATTTATCCCTCAGAGTTGTTTGCTCTTCTTTGGCTTGACTTAATAATTCCGCGTGATTGAGGGTCACGCTTTCACCAGGAATCGGAATTTGAGCAAACTTCCCTCTAATCTGGCCTAACATCTCTTTGCATAAGGCCAAACAATATTTTCGAATCCATTGTTTTCCAATGGCGTTTATATTTTGATAAGGAATATTGTCAAAGGGAAGTGTATTCGCGTTATTAATTCCATTTACGCCCGATTTATAATCATCTTCCTCGTCCCAAGCATTGTCATCAACATAAAATTTCAGCCAAATGCGGTCAAGGGCTCCAAAGTCCCAATAACTCGGGTTTGGGAAGAGTCTCAATTTATTGTTGATGATTTCATAAGAATAGTGCGACGTTCTGGTGTATAAGGAGTCCTCATACATAATAGCTTGTAATTTATTTTGCCAAGTGGGGATAATCTCCCAAGTTGAATCATCGGCGAATTGACCATAAGTTGAATAATTGCCTACGACGCCTATACCCCCATAATACCCATAAAAGCGCCACATGGCGCGCGGAGACTTATAAAACACCTGTGTTACAATAATGCGCTTGTCTCCAACTTTGCCTTGAAAAGATACAGCCCCTCCAACATCGTTTTCCCCCGTAGCGGAAGAAGCAGAGATAATAGCCTGCAAATCATAGTCTTGGGTGTCTCCCTGGGGCTGAAAGGAAGCTGAATATTGGGGGACAGTCCCTCCCAGGCCTCCCACTGATATCATGCCGTCGGAAATATTGCGGGCATACTCAAATTGGAAGCGGGGATACTTAAGGGCAACTTTACCTCCGTCTAGGCTCGATGATAAATCTCCCCCTTCTATTTCTCCGAGATGATTAAAAGTTCCCGTCGCATTACCGAGGACATCCGAAAGCATATTCTTGCTTTGGTGTAAATTAATGATATAAGAATATTCGAGGACTGCTTCCTCATAAGCCGCATATACATTCGACGGCGTTAGCTCGATATCGACTACATCGCCACCCAATTTCTTATATATGTAAGCCACCTGGGTGCTAGCGCCAGTTAAAAACTCTTGCGAGCCTGTATACATCCCAAAGGGTACGGCTGCAGCTACAGAGGCGGCTGAGCCCGTTTGAGTTAAAACTATGGCGCTCGTTTGCGACCTGGGTTGTAAGTTAGTTGGCATCTATACACGTCTCCCCCTGTAATTAGTGGGCGGGGCCACAAAACCCCTAGGAATCTAGGGGCTGAAGCACGAAGAAGTGTTAAGAAGAACTTTTAGTGGAAGAGGTCTTTTTAGTCTTCTTTCTGGGTCGAATAGTTTTAGTAACCGTTTTGGTCCGCCCGGGCACGACGTCGACAATCGGCGCAGGCTCCTCTGGGACCACAACGGGGACCACATCAATCACGGGAATGACTTCCTCCTCTACTATAGATATAATAGCTTGAGTGGTGGCCGCTTGGCGCGCTTTATTCTTAAATGCTAGTCTCTTTCTGGGGTTCATGAACAATCTCCTTTGTAATATAGTAAATAGTACTATTCTCGCGAAACCGAAAATCTCAAAAAATTGGAGGCGAAAAAAATTGAGTAGATCGTGGTTTTAAAAGAAAACCCCCTCCGAAGAGGGGGGGAAAACATAAAATATTTTATAAATTAGCTGACCAAAGAATTAGGCGAGATTTATGGCTCCAGTATTCGCTGCAAGTCCATCGACTACCTCGGTGGCTAACCATCCAGTACCTGCTGTAGAAGTTATGCACGTAACCGTGAAGGTAGTGCCCAAAACAGCGTTCGAATCAAAACCAATTGAATCGTACCCCTGAGAAATGGCGGTGTTGTCGCCATCACCCTTTGAAGTTACAGCTAGAATCTTGTCGGAATCAGCCCCGAGTACGTTAAAATCTTGTCCAGCGGTAGCAACCATAACAAAAGTGTATGTGCATCCTATAGTAGAAGCCGCCAGGGCCGGAAGCGTGATTGTCTGCGTGCCGCCAGTCAGCGCGGGTACTGTAAAAACAGTTCCCGACTCAGCGGCCGTTATTGCTGTTCGAATGGCACCACCGGAGCCTCCCGCATCTGCAAGCGTCACAACTGGGCGCCGGGTGCCTTTCCACGTTGAGCCAGCCATGCTTAATTCTCTCTTTAAATTCTCAATTAATGCTTGGGTTCTCGCCAAGCCTACTCTTTTAGTTCCCATTTTTAAAACCCTCCGTTTATAATCATGTTAAAAAAACATGGGACGAATCTTATGATCCGCACCTGTAAATAGTCGAGTAAAACGAAAGCCCCCGTCAAAAGACGGAGGCTTTACATTTATTTTGCTATGCTAGTTTTTTAACTAGTAGCGCCGGCCTGTCCTAGGAGACCCTGCACGATAACCAAACCGTACATATCGGGACGCACCATCTTCTTGGCGTACCGAGTCATCACACCCTTGCGGGGTACGAAGTCCTCAGGACCAAAGATAGTGGGAGTGGTCTGTAGTGGCACATAAGGTGCGTATACATAACCGCTTTCAAGGAAAGAACTTCCTCGACGGCCCACAAGGATCAAGGTGCGGGGGAAGTAAGGATCTACCATGACGTCGAACTTCTTCGTCAGTGAACCAACCTTCACAGCACCAATAGAACCAGTCTCATCATCAGCAGTGACGCTCGCGCGGAAACCAGCAGTGAACTCAAGAATGTTGGCAACCTCCGGTCCGCAGACCACAAAGTTAGCACCACCCCGTAGAGTCTTACGATGGATCTGTGCAGACACATCGTTGATGGTTTCAGCAAGAGTCTCATACCACTCTGAAACTGTACCCGTGAAATCGGGGGCCGCAGAAGAGGCGCCAATTTCCTCACCAGTCGCACGATTAACGAAGAGACCGGGGGAACGAGACCAGTAATAAGTAGCGGCCTTAGCACCCTGAACGAGATCTTCAAGAATCTCACGATCAATCTCAAGAGCAATTTGCTCGGAGAGAATGCTGGTTAGCTCGACCTCGGCGTCAAGGTTGTGATAGGCATTTAGATCCTGTCCCAACTCTGGCGTCCACTTGGCCTTGAGCTTCTTGGTGATGGCAGTCACAGCCACGGAATCGACCTTAATGTCAATTTCGGGGATGCGCGGGTTGCCTTCCAGTCCCCACTCAGTTGTACCGATGACCGAACCGAGCGCTGCCGCCGTGGTAAAGTTATCGTCAATTGGGTAAGAAATAGTAACATTGGTACTACCCGTAACGGCTCCCATAAGACCGGTCGCAAAACCGTCCCGTAGGGGCACAGACCCACTGGTGCTGGTAAACACAAGAGTCATTCGGTAAGATGCCGAAGATGGATCCTGTGTCGCAGACCCGGAAGCCACAGTGGTCAACCGTCGCACTAATTGTGCAGACCCAAGACCTGGGGTACCTGCCATACTATCAACCGTCAAAGCCACAAGGTTTTCAACGTTAAGCTGCTCACGGTTGCCCGTAGAAGAGCCGGTTGTCTGGTACACTGCAGCCGGCGATCCACTTAGATCGACGTCATAGCGACACAGGCCATCCAGTATGGACTGATTCCTAGCACTTAGAGGGTTAGCGCCCGATCCGCCAGTAGCACCAACGGTACCAGAGGCGACAAGCACCCAACCAAGGTTTGCAGCGGCAGGAGCCAAAGCATCCGAACCTGTTGGTGAAGCGTAACCGTTGTTAAGCGAATAAGGACCAGCCTCAGCAAAACTTCCGGTAAGATCCACACCACCAGTTAGTTGTGACCCAACCACGCCGCCACCATAGAGGGACTCTTCAGTTGTGCCGTAGCCCAACCGCGGAAGACCCGCACCATTGGTGGAAGTGGTAAAATCTAGGAAGAAGATGAGGCCACTGGGTAGACTCATCGGCTGAACGCTAACGAGATCGTTTGCGATCAGACCTGCGAAAACACGACGAACAATGGGGAATGCGACGGCCGCAAAGCCTTCGACATCTCCACCAGCCATAGTGCTGTTCTCACGCAATAGCTCCTTCGCCTGGTTCTCAAGCAAACGGGCCATGCCCTGGCGGGAACGCTCATTACCAATCCCTTCCAAAAGACCGGTTCTCTCCCACTTAGTTAACAATGCGTTACCTTCGGCACGCATATCACGATTGACGATACCTTCCGTCAACCTTTCTACGATACTAGACATTTTTTAATACCTCCTATAATGTATTTATTTTATTCCTGCTAGTTTTTTCATCCGATCTGTAAACGGATCAGATGGCTGTGCCGACTCTTTACGAGTCGCACGAATAACAGACGAAGGACGATTAATTGCCTCGCTCAGTGATTGAGGACCCCGTTTAGAGTGGGTCGGCACTGCGCTTTCAAGCGTTTCATATATTGTCTTTGCCTCTGTTACTGAACCAGCCCTTGAAATAGCTTCGGCAATTTTATTCTTTTGCCGCTCATTTAAGGAGGTATTTCTCAAAACACGGTTCGTGTAAAGCAAGCGAGCATTGGAA